TCAATTTCAGGATGGCGACAATCAATTGTGAGCATCAAAGCGCCCCTCCTGCCGCCTTGCGCAACTTCACGTGTAGAGTTGCTGAACCGCTCCATGAAAATACCGAGTCCATCAGTTGTTCTTGCAGCGTTGGATGTGGGCTGACCTTTTGGACGAATGTTAGACACATCCATGCCAACACCACCTCGACGCTTCATAATCTGAACTTGTTCTTGGTCAGAGTATAAGATACCACCGTAGCTATCATGAGGTGCATCAATGACAAAGCAGTTGGAGAGACTTTGCAACTGGTAAGGATTGCCTATGCCAGACATTGGCGAGCCTTGCGGAACAACATCGGCAAAGCCTTTCAGAAGATCATAGATCTCGTCTTCGCTCATTGGGTTTGGATACTTTGCCTCAACCCGAGCAAACTCACAGGCAAGTCGCCTATGCATCTGATCAGGATCTGACTCGAGCAGCTGACCAGCGCTATCACGAAGCGCATACTTGAGAAAGACATCCGGCGCAAGCTCGTCCCCATCAAAATATTCATGTGTCTTTTTTAAGACTTCAGTGTTGCTATAAATCATTTATTCCTCATTTATTTTCCAGTTACTTCAAGCCACTTCTTTCTAAGAAGCTTCTTTGCGTCGTTACCATCTTGCGTCATTGATTCAGATAGCGTCAAGCTGTTCTCGTCAAGAATCTTTATTCTAGACTGAGATGTGTCAATGTGAATAGGAAATAGCACGCCATCTTTTCCTGCGCGGTTTTTTGCCACAAAAAGACGACCTGAACCATCTGCTTTTTCTGAAGGCTTTCTGGAGAGCGACATTACAACATCTGCAACCATCGCCTTTCCGTAAGCTTCACTCATATTTTCAAGTCCGACGATCTCTGCATTTGATCCTTCACGATTCGACTGTGATGCCGTCCAGATTGGCAAGTTAAGCTCCATTGCAAGATTTCTGAGCTCCTCATAGACGAGCTTTAACTCGTGACGTAATGAATCAAATGTTCGTGAAGATCTCATAATATCTGCATAATCGATAATAATAAGACTCGGAACAAATCCTTTTAGGCTTAACTTTTCAATATGACTTCGAAGTGTCTGAACTGTTGCAGCGCCTGTCGGGTATTCCTTGATAATCAGACGACCAAGTTCCATTGTCTCATACATCTTCAAAACGTCATCTTTCATGTCAGGGACATCGCTTGAAGAAACACCGCAGAGATTTGAATCATATCGAAGACCGACAGATGTTTCTGTGAGTTCAAACGTGTAATGAACAACGTTTTTCCCCATTTTTAGAGCGTGCGCGCCCATCGCAACAAGCCAGTGTGACTTTCCAACTCCAGTTGCAGCAACAACAACACCAAGTTCACCGCGCCCAAGCCCACCGCGGAGGATGTCCTTGCTGTCAATAACATCAAGACCAGTCGGGCACGGGTTTCGATTAATCTTGACAAAGCGTGCTTCTGCGTCTTCAAAAAAATCGTGACCGATTGTATTAGGCATTCCGACGGAAACAGCGTGCTTCATTAAGTCAACAACTGATTCAAACTTGTCTGTTGCGACCATCTCAACAGCCTTTTCAAGGGCTTCTCGAAACGCCTGTCGCTTGCAAAAGTCGAGTGTCTTTTCCTTAACATATCCAAGGTCTCCAACATCTGGGTTTGCGCGCATTCGGTGCAAAAAATCAATGATTTGATCCTTGAGGATCGCGTCTGGTCCCAGCTTTAAATCTTCTTTAACAATCGAAACAAGAAGTTGCATCGTAGGAAAACACTTATATCTTTCAAAGTGCTTAAAATAACGATCCGTCAGAAAAGCAAGATACTTGAGATCAAAATAATCAGATTTCATTACTTCGATGATTTGTGTTGCCCATGCATGATCAGTCAGCAATCCTTGAAAAATCTGTTCTTGAAATCGTTTACCATAATTCTTAAACAAGGCGTCTGAAAGGTTGTCACTCATTAATATTACTTTCCTAAGTATGAAGAAGATGACTAGTCAACTGAAAAAATACGCGCTCACGATCGAAGGTGTTGAGCCCAGATTTTACGAGATAACGCAGGTAGTCCATTTTATGAGCCTCTGGCCTAAAAGATTCAAGACCAGATTCTATTTTTCCAACTTGATTTCCTGATAATGAATTTACGTCTAGATTCATTAGTTGCCAGTTTAGACGTGCGTCGTCTGCGCCTGTGATAATGTTTCTAAACAACTGCGGGCCCTTCAGGGCATCACGCGCTGTTGCCATGTTGACAATATCATCCACGCTAATGCAAGCATCACCAGCAACCTCTGGAAACCGCTTAGCCATAGTTTTCCACCCAGCTCCATCTATTCCTGGTATTCCGTCTGCGCCGTCACCGACAAAGCAACGAGTTGAAACAAAGTTTTGCGCTGTACAACCAAAACGAGTTAAAACATCAGCTTCTTTGACAAAGAGTTTTAAAGTTGGACTCCAGATTTTTACGCGATTGTTTAGAAGCTGGTAGTAATCTTTGTCAGAAGACATAATAACGCAAGGGTCATCTTGCAAACGATACTTCGCAATGTACGCGATAACATCGTCAGCCTCACAGTCAGTTACATATGATTGTTGCACAGGCAACAACCTTAGAATTTGAACAAGCGATGACACTTGCCAATTTCTATTTCCGATTGTGTCTGGAATTTCGCCTTCGTAATACCTGTTTAACTTTTGAGGCTTACGCTTTGCCTTATACGCAGCAAATAGGGCTCGACGTCTTGTAGAACCGCCGCCTTCCCAGACAACGATAGCTCTACGAGCATTAGTCATTTCAACTTTTTGCCCAAGCTCATTAAGAAATCCTGCGATACCACCAACAGATTGACCGTCAGAACCAAGCGCCGGATTTGCACAAAAATGTCTTGTAAAGATGTTTAGTCAAAGACCATCGACTAGAAGCGTGGGCCTCGAGTAAATGGTCTTCTCCTTTAAAGCTTGAGATTGCATTTGTGTTCCTTAAAGCTTGTTGTTACATACAAAAATAAGCATATTCGTGATGTTTTACAAACTCATTATTTGAAGAAGTTAATAGCAAAATGAAAATATAACGGTAGCAGAGCTAAATGCTACCGTTATATTCTAACGTAAAAAGATTTAATCTTCTGGTGAAACGTCGCCTGTCATTTGGTCACGTAGCGCTCGCATTTCTTCATAAGATTCTGGATCTATCTCAAGATCGTTTGTGCTTACTGATGTTCTAATAAGCGCCTTCTCTAACATTCCGTCGATCCACGGTTTATAAAGCAGGTCTTCCCATAGTGAACCAAAGTCATGCTTATAAAACTTTTTTTCTATGATTGTCTCGTTCTTTTCGTTAACAACCTTTATCGTCTTCCACGAGGAAGTTCCTTCAAACGAAACTTGATGATTGTTTATCATATCTGGACCGTGTTCACGAAGAACGTCAAAAACTTCTTCGTGCTCTTCAATACCTTTTCCGAAAATAATCCGAAACTCAACTTTACGGAATGGTGGTGCCACCTTGTTCTTGATCGTTTTACCCCAGACATGTATGCCTATCACCTCCCCCTGCTTATTCTCAATGTGTTGTCCTGCGCCAAGCTTTATACGCACTGACGCGTGAAATGGAATTGCCATACCACCCGGGGTTGTTGTTGGATCGCCATGAAGAACACCGATTTTTACCCTGGTCTGATTTAGTATTAAAAAGAGAACATTTTGATCGCCAATAACACCAGTAATCTTACGCATACCTTTTGAGATTGAGCGCGCTTGAAGACCTATTGTGTCTTTATCATAAGCTCCCTCAAGCTCTGCTTTTGGCGATGACGCTGCAACAGAATCCCAAATAATCGTAATTGGGACGTTCTTTGCCATTGCTTTGGCTCGCAAAATTGTCTTTTCGGCGATGTCAAGCACCTCTTCTGTGCAATGCGTATCAACATAGACGAAACGCTTTGAAACGTCAACCCCGAGCGCCGCAAGATTCTCAACAGATGTTCCATTTTCTGTGTCGATATAGACGACGATTCCGCCCATTTGTTGTGTTGATCTGGCAACCTGCGTTGCGATGTGACTTTTACCAATTGATGGTGGCCCGAAAACCTCAATGATGCGACCTTCTGGAAGACCGCCGTTTGCCCTGTTTGAAACCACAAGATCAAGTTGTTTTGATCCTGTCGAAATCCAACGTTTTACGTGAGTGGGTGATGTGTCAACAGACAGATTATATGCTATTCGTGAGCCATGATCCTTATTTAGTGATGCAATCAAATCACTTGTAAAGTCATCTGCAACAGTCTTTATTGTTGCAATCTTTGTTGTTGTTGCAGTTGTTTCTTTCTTCGCCATTTGTCTTCTCCTTTGTGTTTGTGAAACGTAATGAACAAAGGGGCAGAAAGATATACGTCTTTCTGCCCCTTATAAGTTAAACGATGAACAACTTAGAAGCCGTCATCCTCGATATCTGCAAATGCATCCTTTATTGCCCGCTCTGTTTCCTTGGGACTCACACCAGATTTCTTTTGTGTCTTCGGCGTCGCAGGGGCGTCGTCGTCATCGAATGCTGCAAGCTTATCTGGTGCTCCGCGCGAGGAGCTGCTATTTCCACTGTTGCTGCCGCCCCCGCCACGACTAGTTCCAGTGTCAGGATTAATAGCGCCACCGTTAATCCAATCATTAACAAGCTTCTCAATCTCATCATAAGACTTCAAATTTGCGATCGTATCAACCTCTGGAATGGTATCAAGCCACTTCTTAGCTTGCTCTCGATCTCGACTGATTGGTTCAACCTTCGCACGTGGCGAAATCTTCGTATCAGCGAATTGCTTACCAGGTAGCTTTGACACGGAGACACGAATGTCGCGGCCCTCAAGTGGGTCAGTAATATCGCCATAGTCCTCGTCAAGCATGAGACCTAAGATGTCCTGATAAACCATCTTACCGAAGGACCAGATACGCACACCCTTGTCTTCTTCACCACGAACGATGACGGGAGCAAAAGTTCGCATCTTAGGTGATACAGTCTTCGCGAGCTCCTTGCTTGCTGCGCTGCCTTCGTCGTACAACTTAGAACGTAGCTCCTTAATCGGATCAGGCTTACCAAACTGAAATGGTGCGAGAATCCCTGGCGAAGTGCCAATATTATAATAGTAATGGCGGTCAATAAACGGCTGACCATCGTTATTCGGGAACGCCAAGAGACGAACCGTGTATTCCTTACC